ATGCAGAACGATTTATGGGAGGTAATTAACCATTTCTCCCAAAACCCTCAAGACAGGATGAAAATGGCTGGAGCTTCTTTAAAAGTAGCCGTTGAACAGTATCAACATTTATTAGCTAATAACGAAGCTGTGGCTAATATGTTGTCATATGCAGCTTCTAATTTAGACGAAATTCATCCTACTGTTGTTTTTAAAAATAGGATGTTACATTAATGCCTGAAGGACCAGAAGTAACTACGATTGCACGACAACTAAATGGGGTTGTGCAAAATAAAACTATTGAAGATATTGAAATTTTATCGGGTCGTTATACTAAAAAAGAGCCTGATGGGTTTGTTGATTTTAGAGATTGGGCTGTTAATTATGATCCCCAAACAGTATTAGGAGTTAGTAATAAAGGTAAATTTATTTATTGGGTAATGAATTCGGGAGTTATTTTTTCAGGTCTGGGAATGACGGGAACCTATAAAACTCAGGCTAATAAGTATGCCAGAGTTAGGTGGCTTTTTACTGATCAATCTGAAATTTATTATTGTGATATGAGAAACTTTGGAACATTAAAGTTTTTTAGTAGAGCGTTATTTATGGAAGCATTGAATAGAAAATTAGCAGAAATAGGTCCTGATATGTTAAATGCACCTTGTTCTATAGAAGAGTGGTTAAAAATCTGTTATAAACGTTCTAAAGATACTCTTGTCAAATTTTTAATGGAACAAAAAAATGTCTCAGGAGTCGGAAATATTTATAAAAGTGAAAGTTTATTTTTAGCTCGCCTTCATCCAGCAAAAACTATTCAAGAATGTTCGGAAAGAGAGTTGCGTCAGTTATATCATGCTGTTTGTAAAGTGTTACAAAACAGCTTTGAAACAGGAGGGGCAACAATTAAAAATTACTCTGATTTGTACAATAATCAGGGTAAGTATGTTGCTTTTCCGTCCCAGGCAAAAGATATGACAAAAGCTAGAACAGGCATAATGGTATATTCTCAAAGCGAAGATCCTTATGGGAATCCCGTTAAAAAGCTGCATTTAAATGATAATAGAACAACTTATTTTTCACCAGAGGTACAAATATGAGAGTTAAAGGGTATAAAAAATTAATTACTACTGTTGGCAAAATTTTAGGAGGAGAACCCCAAGATATTATTGACGAAGAGGAAGGTTTAATCTATGTAGGAGGACTATGGGAATTAGTTCATCCTCGTCATGTAGATGAAAGTGATGAAGCACTTGCGCCTGATTTAAAAGCGGAATTATTAGAGAATCCTCGTAAAATTGGGTCTGCTAATTTGTTATACGTTCAAAATATGATTGAAAAATACTGGCAAGATAATCCAGTAGTAATAACAAAAAAACTTCCTCCAACTTCTAACGTAGTTAATAAAGAAGAGTGTGTAAAAGCGTTTACTACTCATGTTTTAGATGAGCTTGTACAAGAAAGATTGGTAAGAATTATACCAGATATTAAACGTAAACAAGTGCTTAAATTAGTTGTAGATAATACAGAGAAAGAAGATAGAAATGTCGCAATCTAAAAAAGAAAAGGTTGTTTCACCTTTGAATGGAACCGAAATAAAAGTTAAAATTACTGAAATTGTTCATCAGTTGGTTTTACAAGAAGATTCTAGAGAAACTGTAAATGGGCTTATTAAATCTTTAAAAGAAGAATACGACTTATCACCAGCTGTTATTAGGGCTACGGCTAAAATTGTTCATAAGCGTAATAAAGAAGAGACAGAGGATAAGAATGAGCAAGTTAATACTCTTTTATCTTTTTGTCTTTAAAGTAATAAGCAGAATTAAAAAAAATGAAGAAAATTTTTATTGAATTTTTCTTACTCGTGTGCTATACTTTTTACAGACTCAATAATTGGGGTCTAAAAAATAAGGGGAGAAATAAAAATGAAGAAAATGTTTATTGGAATGAGTTTCTTGCTTGGAATGGGACTTATAACTAGTCCAGTTTTAGCAGAAGGAGGGCTCTCATTGACTGATGGTCTCAGCGTGGGATCACGATATCAATTTGATACAGATGATGGAACTCAGAATAGAATGAGACTTTTTGTTACAAAAGAGTTTCTACAAAATCATTCCTTGAGGGCGGCCTGGGATCGTCAAGTCGGAAGATCACCTAACTTTCTTACGAAACGTACTTCCGAAGGAATCGATTACGGCGAGAATGCTGGTCAAATATTTTTTGAATACGTTTATAAATTCTAAATTCTAAATTAATAATTATCTTGACAGATAGGTTAATTTAGTGTATTATAATTATAGACTAAACCAAAGGGAGTTGCACAATGTGGACTCCCGTATTAATCTTGCTTAATAAAGGAGAAACGAGAAAATGGTTACAAATTTACCTAGTGTTTTTGACTGGGCACCTTATCGACGTCAAACTGTAGGGTTTGATCATATGATAAAGCTTTTAGACACCTTGTTGGAAGATCCTGCTGGTGTATCTAATTATCCGCCTTATAATATTCATAAAAGTGATAGCGGAAAATACATAATTGAACTTGCTTTAGCGGGTTTTACTGATAAAGAGATTCAAATAAAGTATGTAGACGGAACTTTAACAATTACCGGACAGAAAGAAGAAAAAGAAATAGATGATTTTTCTCATTGGTATCGCGGTATAGCTACTCGGAGCTTTGTTAGAAAGTTTAACATTGCAGATGACGTAGTAATTAAAGGAGCGTCATTGAAAAACGGATTACTTTCGATTGGTTTAGAAAAAATTCTACCAGAAGAAAGAAAAGAGAGAATTATAAATATCTCTACATAATAAAAGCTTATTTAACTAGGGGGCAAAAGCCCCCTTTTTTTTTAAAATGGCATTTCTTGAATATGATCCTCGCCAGTTAAATTGTTATGAAAAATTAAAAGAACCTGCAGTAGATATTCCAACTACTGATAATGTTGCTTGGGCTTATTTTAAAGAGGACTGTTGGGTATATAATAAACTGCAGGTAGTTTTGTCACAAAATGTTCCGGGAGGACCAATAGGGGTAACACCCTCTAAATATCCTATTGTAATAAAACCTATTTATAATATGTTTGGAGGCGGAATCGAAGCAAGAAAAATTAATAACTCGACAGAGTTGGAAAAATATTACCACCCAGGATGTATGTGGATGACGTGGGTAGATGGAATTCATTACAGTCATGATATTATGGTAGTAAAAGGATTACCTGTGTGGGCTGTGAGTTTTAAAGGTCATTCTATAGGAAAAGGAATGTTTGACTACTGGGAAGTTGAAACTCCTTCTGACCTGATTATGCATTATATTTGTAACTGGATAGAGGCTAGATTACCTAATTATACAGGGTGTGTTTGTTTGGAAACTATTACTGATATTACACCTGTAATTATTGAAGTTCACTTACGAATGGGTGATATAGATCGTCTGGGTAATTATAATTTAATGAATAGTATTATTGGTCTTTATGAAAATCAAGTTTGGGAATTTAAAGATCAAATAGATAAATTTTATTTATTTGCTATTTGGGGAGAAAGTGGTGTAAAATATAAAATCTGTCTAAAGAAAGTAAAAGAGTTATGTAAAAACTTAGTTAGTTACCAAATTGATCGTCCTGAGTTATATTATCAGAACCCAATTGGCGGAATTCGCCTCGCAATTCTTAATGGATACGATAAGAAAGAATGTATCAGAGTAAGAAACGAGATGATTCCGTATTTTAGTCCTCAGATTCCTGATTATCTTCGTAAAAAGATAACAAGTTCAAATACTACTTGCTAAATGGTTATTTTTATGATACTATACATTCATGTCTAAATTAAAACTTTTAAACGAATCTTCTAAATTTTTACGTCAATCCGTAAAAGAGTATGATTTAAATCTTTACTCTGAAAAAAGTTTTTTAGAAGAAGTTAGTAATGACTTATTAAATCTTATGTATACTCAAGGTGGGATAGGTTTGTCTGCTAATCAGACAGGTTTAAATTTTAGAGTTTTTGTTATGGGTAATGAGGAAAGAAGGTATGTTTGTTGGAATCCAAAGATACTAGAAAAATCTGAAATTCAACAGGAAAATATTGAAGGATGTCTTAGTTTTCCTGATTTGTATCTTAAAATAAAAAGATGTCAATATATTAAAGTAGAGTATTACGATCAGTTTGGTTCAGTGCGTAAACATGATTTAGTAGATGATTGGGCACAATGTTTTCAACATGAGTTAGATCATTTAAATGGGGTTGTATTTACTGAAAGAGTTAGCCGTTTGAGACTTCGAATGGCTAAGAAAAGACGAATAAAAGTGAGAACACAGATATGAAAAAATATTTTATAGCATTTTTATTTGTGCTAATTAGCAGTTTTGCTAGTTTAGCACAAAATTTAAATAGACCATCACCTCCTCCTACGGACTTTGATATTCATAAAGATCGTATTGTAGGTGGAATAAAATATAGTATTATTCATATGCATGTGTGTAGCAGTACTCAAACTGTTCAGGAACAGGTTATAGAACATTATAAGGAAGAAAGTGCTTTTAGTGGAATTGATTATAAAGGAAAATTTATTTATGAAGTTTATTTTAATCCTACTACGCAAACTTTTACTTTTGTAGAGCATTTTACTTCCGGTAACTCTTGTGTTTTAGCAATAGGACAAGGTTTTACTAAGGGTTTTGATAAACCTTCTTCAGGGCCTACTAAGATATCTTATTCTATAAATTAAAGTGTTTGATTACCAGTATAATATAAATTCGGAAACCTTACCGTCAGGGCGTACTTATTTTACTCCTGACGGTGATTTTCCTTCTATTACTACTGTTTTAGGAAAAACAGCTAACCAGGCTTGGTTACAAGCATGGAGAGAGAAAGTAGGGGAAGAGGAAGCTCAAAGAATTTCTAAATTGGCTACAGATCGTGGAACTTTAATTCATGAATATGCAGAGAAATTTTTTAATGATGAAGATATTTATGGTAGTTTAGCAAAAGAATCTTTAGACGTTATTCAAATGACTAAGGATTTGATTAAAGAGGTTGAGAAAGGGATAACAGAGGTATGGGGACAAGAATTAGTTTTGTGGAGTAAAGATTTAGAGTTTGCTGGCCGTACTGATATGGTTGGGAAATGGAAAAATGTTCCTGCTATTATTGATTTTAAAACTTCAAGGAAGAAGAAGTATGTTAAGCAAATTAAAGATTACTTTATTCAGTGTGCGGCTTACGCTTATGCTCATAACGAGCTTTATGAGACTAATATTAAAAAAATAATAATTGTAATTACGGTGGAGAACAACGAGCCACAAATTTTCGAAACTAATGCTTTGGTTCATATTCCTGATTTAAAATACAGGATTAATCAATTTTATAAGTTGAAATTAGAAAAATAAATATTGCTATGAGGACGAAGGTTACTTATAATAAAAATTATATATCTAAAAGTTTAGAAGATTTTTTTCTTTTTTGCCCTTTAATTACTATTGAAAGGAAGATAATAAGAGATTGTTTGACTGCTCAACTTCAATACGGTAAATTAACAAATCGTAGGTGGGAGAGGGTCGTGCAGATTTATCACAAGTATAAAGACTATGATCACGATAACAGAGTCGGCTAAGTCTCATTTATTAGATATTATGCATACTAATGATAAGAGAGTAAGATTAGCTGTTAAAGGCGGGGGATGTTCAGGATTTACTTATGATTGGCAGTTAGTAGACTTGCCATTAAGTGATGATGAAGAGTTTCCTTTGGATAAAAGCAATAATTTAATTGTAGATGCAATGAGTTTGCTTTATCTTGCTGGAATGAGAATTGATTATAAGAAAGATATTTTTGGTAGCTTACTGAAATTAGATAATCCTAACATTAAGTCTTCGTGTGGTTGCGGGGAGTCGTTTAATGTACTCTAATTTCATATGCTACAAAGAGGTTAGTTATGAAAGGAGGATTATTATACCTATTTGTTATTGCGAATAAGATCCCTCCTACAGCTTTTGTACCAAGTGTAGTAATAAATTCACAATATAATTAGGAAATACGATGGATGATATTTTAGGAATTACTAATACCGTATGGCCAATGCTACTTGCTTTTATTACCTTAGTTATAGTGTTGGCAAAAATGCACTCTTCAATTCAAGTATTGCAAGATAAGGTTCGATCTTTATTTGACTTGTATAATAACATCAAAGATAGGTAATGAAAAAAGCAGCATGTGTATTTTTAGTATGTTGGTGGTTAACAGGGTGCGGGCTTTTTGAGGTTCCTTTATTTTTAGAAGTAGTTGGTTGGTCTAAGACAATGGTTGATGGCGCGCTATTATTTGAAGATAAGCCCCCTACTCATGACTTATTGTTGAGCGAAATAACAAAAAAAGATTGTCGGTTTCTTAATATGGTTGAAGGTAAAAAAGTATGCCAAGACAAACTTGTTGATGAAATGATGGAAATGAATTGTAAGATTTATGTGTGGGAGAATAGTGAAGAATATCATTGTGAAGAAGAAAGCAGATTAAATAATGTTGAGAAGCGAAGATGAAATCAACAAAATTAAAAATGACGTACTTGAGAGGCTGAAATTAGCAGATAATAATAACAGAGTCGATGATAAATATACTCAAAGGGATACTAACTGGTGGAAAGCTTATCGTCATGATATACGAGAATTACTAGGAGTAATAGATGATTATGAAGAAACTCTTAGTAAGTTAGCGAATCCTCCTTAATTTTAAGGAATAAATTTTAGACGGATGTTGGTACTCAGAAAAAAGATTTTAACTACTGTAAATGTATTATATTACAGACCCCAATATAACACTTTGATACAAGAGTTTATTTGGCAAACGATGGATCGTCAGCCGCACTATCCACGTATACATAAATTTTTAAATTTTTGGCACAAAGAAATAAATACAGTAATTAAAGAGGTTATCATAATGAATAGCGAAAGTTCTCAGATTCGCCATGTGAGAGATTTATCCTGGCTGAAGTAGAATTAGAAGCAAAATTTGATAAAAAAATTCAATATGCGTTAGAAAATCCGTTGGCTAAAATGCAAACTGGGTCGTAACGCATACACTAAGTGACTTTAGCCGCCAAATTGAATTACATAAGGAGAATTTAATATGGATTGGCTTACAAAAGTTAGAGATTGGGCAGGTTCTATAACCGAGTTAGGTATTGTAGTTGTCGCCCTTGTGGTTGTACTACAAGTTATATTTGGAGGAACCGTAATCCCGTTCTTTGGAGTAGATGTTATAGGCAATATTACCAAAATTGTAGCTGACCTTGGCAGTCAGGGACTCGTAGGGTTAGTAGCTGTTGGCGTAATTGCTTGGGCATTTCATCGTAGAGGAGCTACCTCCGAGTAATAATGTTTAGGAGATAATTATGAAAGTAGTAGATTGGATTAAAGCAAGAGTAGCAGAAAAAAGCTCATGGAATGGTATTCTAATTGGCGCTGCTGCGTTATTTGTTTTGATTGGCGGCTTTAGTTTAGTAAAGACCGCCGTTTATGTAGCTATTATTTGGGCTATTTATAATATTGTGTGGAAAGAAGATTAATACTTTTTACCCAATATTACCACAATGATGGGGAAAAACGGTGGCTAAAGTCATTTTTTAAACTAATGAAAGGAATGCAGTAATTATGGGATTAAAAATAGCTGCAATACTTCTTGTTGTCTTAATGGCGGCAAGCGGCGGGTTCTATTGGTACTACCAGGACACCCAAAAAAGAATAGCTATTTTACATGAGAATAACGCTAAATTAGAACTTTCTGTGGAAACACAGAAAGCTACTTTAAAACAACAAGCCAAGGATATAGCTTTAGCTCATGACTTAGCAACTGAAACTCAAAAAAAGTTTGAAGAGTCCCGACAACAAGTTGAAGATTTACGTGGAAAATTCAATAAAGTGAGTAAGTTACTAGGACAACGTGATATAGGAAAATTAGCTGTGGTAAAACCACGGCCTATTGCTAGGATTATTACTAAAGGTACAGTAGATTCGTTACGTTGTTTTGAATTATTGAGTGGCGCTACGCACACGGAAAAGGAGTTACAAGCTGAAAAACCAAGTCAAATTAATAAAGCATGTCCAGCTGTTGCTAATCCCAATTATCTTGGGAATTAGTGTTACTTCATGTAGTAGTGTTAAAAAAATAGAAGTTCTAACTTCTCCTGTAGAAAAAGTTCCACTTTTGTTACCCCCTGTAGAACAAATTAAGCTTGATGCTATAGAATGGGTAATAATAACAGAAGCTAATGTAGATCAAGTTTTTGCTCAGTTAGAAAAGAAAAAATATGATGCTGTTGTGTTTGGAGTAAATGATAAAGGTTATGAATCTTTAAGTGTTAATTTAGCTAAAATTAGGCAATTAGTTGAACAACAAAAAGCTGTGATTGTTGCTTACGATAAGTATTATAACCAACAAAGTATTAATATTGAGCAGGCGCAGAATAATCATGACGAAAAAAAACAACAAATGGAAGAGAAAAGCAAATCCGAAAAACCGTGGTGGGAAGTTTGGTAATGAGTGTTTATACTGCTATTTTACGGTGTCCTACGTGTGGTAAAACCCAGGAAACGTGGGTAAAAAGAGGTAAGTTTCTTCCGCATAATACAGCTGCGTGTGAAAACTGTCAAAAACTATATCCAGCTGATGAAAATCTGTTTCAAGTTTTTTTAGCAAACTCGGTAGTTTCTAGTCTTTCAATGCTCAATGCAAATGTATAATTTAACTTGACATCTCCTTTTCTTTATACTATACTATAAGTAATAATTTTTGTATAGAGAAGGGATTCAGTGCTAATATGTTTTACGAGTCCTATTCTGAAGAAGAGGGACTTTTTTTATGGTATTATGGTGGCATTTTGAAGATACCGGTTATTACTACGTATGAAGAAAGCTTTTGGAAAGGGGGTTGGTTTGGAAACTAGTAAGCTAAAAGATTTAGCGCAGGTAAAAATGTTTAGTGATGAGATGGGTTTTAATACCTCTAATGTTACTTTTAGTTGGGGTTCTCCGCAGGAAAGAGCGGATTTAGTTAACCACCCTCCTCATTATAATAAAGGAATTGAAACTACTCAGTATATTAAGTCGTGGGGAATGAATTGGAACCAGTCTAATGTTATCAAGTATGTGAGTCGCTATAATTTAAAAAGTAGTAACCTTAAATTACAGATTCAAGATTTAAAAAAGGCTCAATGGTATTTAAACGATTTAATAAATGATTTAGAAAATAATGACAGTTAAACTTGTTGGGGTAACGAGGCCAATAGATGAGTTTGGGGATAGTGCTAGTGATGTAGTAGCATATTGTGCCAGAGTTTCTAACCCTAATAATCAAAGTAATTTTGGAACAGGGTCTAAGTTATTAAGTTATATGATTAGGGAAGGGCATTGGAGCCCTTTTGAGATGGTTCATATAACAATGGAAATTGAGACTACGCGGGATATTGCGCGACAAATTTTACGTCATCGTTCTTTTGCTTTTCAAGAATTTTCTCAGCGGTATGCAAAAGTTAAAACTTTTTCTTTAAGAGAAGCAAGGTTACAAGATCATAAGAATCGCCAAAATTCTGTGAAAACGAATGATGAAAACTTATTACAATGGTGGTATAAAGTACAAACCACTATACAAGAAAAAAGTGATAAATATTACCAACAAGCTCTTTTTAAGGGGATTGCTAAAGAACAAGCAAGAGCTTTGTTACCGGAGGGGTTAGCTGTGAGTAAACTTTATATGGCTGGAAGTTTACGGTCTTGGATTCATTACTGTCAGCTTAGAACAGGGCACGGAACACAGCAAGAGCATATTGAAGTAGCAAAAGCATGTTGGAAAATCATAAAAACAGAATTTCCTGATGTGACGGCTGCGGTTGAACAATTATGCGAAGCTTGATGGTATATTTGAAAACAACGGAAACATGTCAATTAGATTGTGCTCATTGTTTTACTTCTGGGAGTCGTGGGAGAAAAATATATTTTAATGCAGAAAAAACGATAGATTGGTTTAAAAGGATTAAAAATGATATTTCAACGATTAAAGATATCCATGTGGAGTTTCATGGAGGAGAACCGTTTTTGGCACCCCTTAGTGACATGTGGTCTGTGTGGAGAGGCACTCATCATTTGTGGGATAGCTCTAGCTATGGGGTTTGTACAAATTTGGTTTTTAATTTAGATGATGATAAATTAGAATTTATTGAGACAGCTTTAAGGGGACAAATTGGGACGAGTTGGGACCCTACCATTAGGTTTGCTAATTCTCAACAATATGATTTATGGTTAAAAAATATTAATACTTTAACTCAGAACTCTGATAATTATGTTTCTTTATTTGTTTCGTTAAGTAAGGATGTTATTGCTAAAAGACCTATTGAAATTTTACGATTTGTTAAGTCTTTAAATGTGGATGCTTTGCATTTAGAGCGTATTACTGTGAATGGGAGTGCAAGAAAAAACAACCATATTTTACCTTCTAATAAAGATTTAGATAGATGGTTTGTTCAACTGTACGAAGATACGGTACATCATAATGCTTTTGGCTGGTTTGATAATGTATTTTTAAATTCGATTTTAAGAAAATTTACTCATGGCACTAAAGAAGCTACTTTTTGTCGTAACTGTGAACAAAAAATATTTACTATCAACGCTGACGGTACTATTGGAGGGTGTCCAAATTCAGCGCCTGAAGATTTTTATGGACATATCGATGATAATATAGTAAAATTATTATATAATCCCAGTAGACAACATATAATTGCGTGTGAGCTTTCTCGTGATCCTAGGTGTTATGAGTGCCCTGTTTTTGCTTATTGTGGTGGAGATTGTCATCAATTGGCTTGGGAGGACGACCAATGTGGTTCAGCTAGGAGTTTAATGGTAAAGTTAAAAGAAAGGAACGCTACTGAAAAGTTAGTAGCATAAAAAGTTATAATGAAATATAAAATTATACTACCAATTTTAATGGTTTTTACGATTTCAACGCCAACTTTTAGTTTTAGTCCAGAAAGTTGTAGTTCTAGAATCGACTCTATTACTGGAAAATTCACCTGGCCGTATGGCTTTGATTCAAGAACAATTATAAAACAATGTGCTTTTCAAACCTTTAGATTTGGTAGAGAAGAAAAGATTTTTTTAAATTGTGTAGAAGATAGGTTTAATAAAGTAATACACGATAGTGTATACGCAGAAAAATTCGCTAAAAAAGCTTTGCGTAGAATTAAACGTAACTGTTAATAGGAGATAATTATGAGTGATACTCCTTCAAGTGGTGAAGCTGTAACCAAACAGCGAATGGTAAATAGTTTTCTTGATAATGTAAGAGACAATATTGAGAGTGCTATTGTATGGGATAGTGGTAACAGGCCGAGTAATTCTACTGGGCAAACGCTGCAAAATGCCATTCCTGCGGCACTTACTACAGGAGCGATTGGGTTAGGAAGTGGTACTTTAGGAACTCCTGGAACTGATAAAATTACGGATTCTAAAATTACAGCAGCACAATTAGCTACAGTTTTAGTTAATTACGTTTCTATTTTTACAAAAATTCGCAAGGTTAATTTACAGCAGTATCGAGATAACGACACTATTGATTCAAACGAAACAAACGTTACTCATTTAAGTTCTAATACTTACGAACAGTCCAATACTTTGTCAAGTTTAGCAGCAGCTGATGACGTTGAGACTGATGAAGAAATTGATGCGTCTAATTTTAATGACTTTACAACAGCACTTTATAATCAGTGGAATTCTTTAAAAGATAACGCTGTAACAGTTCAAGAGTTTTATTGTCATTCTAGTTGTCATACTAGTTGTCACGGTTCGAGAGGAAGGAGATAGTGTTAAATATAGATACTCCTGATCTTGGTAATATTATAAATTGTGTAGTCCCTATAGAAATTGAAAATTTAAGAAAGTATTTTGAAAATAAAGACTTATCATTTCATATTGATTACTCTTGTAGTAAATTGCAGGATAAAAAACTTTTAGTTTACTTGTCTAACTTAGATGTTCCTGCGGATTTAACTTTTTCTAAAGCTTTAGATTTTGAAAAAAGGTCATCGCTTCTTTATGAGTATATGACTTTACCAGCAGTAGTTAATCTTCCAGTATTTAATTTAGCTGCTTCTTCTATAGTATTTCGTTATAAAGGATATGATATAGAGAATGCTTATCCTAATCCTTATTTTTCTCTTTCGGAAGCAGATCTTTATATTAGGCAAAATACGAGTACTGTTTCGCGTTGGGTAACTTTTTTAGATTCTTGTACTATTTATGCACAAAAATGTTTACCCGAATTAAATGATGAAAAATTTTTAACTGACGGGATAGAAATAGTTACTAACAGGGAGTATGTGGGTTATAGTATAGTTAATTTATTTTCTTTAGATTTCTTTTTTCATAATTACTATCAAAAACCTTTAGGAACCCTTTATTACTTTAAGCCGCAATTTGAAGAGTATATGTTTCATGGAAAAAATTTATTTTATTATTATGCTACTAAGCATAATTTTCTTCTTTCTATGCTTAAGGCCTTAGGAAAGGATTACACTGATGCACATTAAAAATATGTCATTTTTTGCTTTTGAAACTCACATTATTTGGCGTGAGTATGATTTGGAAGATAGTTGGTATACTAATTTAGCTAACCAAATGCAGGCTAAATTAGAGCTATTAAAGGCAGAAAAAGGAATTGATTATGTGGAGGCAGGAGATGCTGATGCTAATGTTTTTGAGGAAGGTACTCCAGAGCAATTAGAACTTAAGGCTATGTTTACTGACGCTTTTGGTGAGTTGGGACGTCGACATGGACATAATTTAAGCTTCTCTTTGTCTGTTGACTCTTTGTCACGCATTACTCCTATGAAAAAGTTTGATTATAAACCCGCCCATTCTCATTCGGATGTAGATGCGTTTGCTGTTTTTTATTTGGATGTAGTACAAGGACAGGGAGGAGATTTGCTTCTGCATGATCCTAAGTTTATTAATCAAATTACTTTTTGTAGTCCAAAAACGAAAACTATTGTTCCAGTTCGTGGAACCCTTGTGGCAGCTCCTGCTTATATATGGCACGAAGTTTCTCGTTATTTGGGAGAACATACTCGATGGGCAATTGTATGTAATTGTATAGTTGACTGGGAATCTAAAAAGGATATTGTTTCAACGGACCGCGCTCCCTAATGGAGATATTAGATTACGCTGAAAAAAGAACTATAAACGGGGAAATTATTGTTACCCTATTTGAACAATGTAACTTAGCGTGTCGCTTTTGTCCTCAAGATCACTCTTCTAGGGAAGGTCTTTACAATATAAAAGAAAAAAAAGATTACATTATTAAAGCAATTCTTAATTTAAAAAAAGCTGGTCGTACTCAATTTTCTGTTCATTTGATGGGAGGTGAGGTATTTTCAGATTTAATAGAAAAAAGCACATTTAAAGATTACTATGATCTTGTAAGTTCTTTATTTGAGTGGGCTCACAGGTTTGAAATATCTTTAGAAGTCGCATTTACTACTAATTTAGTTTTTTCGGATTATAAACGAGTGGACGAGCTGATGGCTCGTTTATTTTTATTAGATTCTCGTGTGTATTTAATGACTTCTTATGATCCACACTCACGGTTTAATAACGAAACTTTTAGTGTTTTTAAGAAAAACGTAAGAGAACTTAATCACTGGATTCGAACAGTTAATGTTATAATGACAAAACCAGCTATTAATAAATTTTTGTCTTATGAGACACCTTTTTTTGGTTATTTATATACTCATTTTGATATTTATTTTGATTATTACACACCTGAAAATCATTCAACACAATTTATGCCTAAGGATGTAGATTTAAAAAAATTAATGTTGTTCTTAGTGGATAATTATCCTGACTGTCTACCTATCAAAGATTACTTTTCTCGTAAAAAAATAAGAATGAGTTGTCAAGATACTTACACCATTTTACCGAATAATAGGTCGGGAATGTGTACGATTTTACTAGGTGGTTATTATGAGGGATATAAAAGAAATAAGAATGATATGGAACGTAGGTTTATGGAAGATTATAATTGTTTAGAGTGTCATCATTTTAGCCGATGTTCTTTAGGGTGTTATTTGAGCCATGACTTGTCTGATACTCGAACCCAGGAAGAGTGTTGGTTAAAAGACGTGTACGATTACGTGGACAGTCATGGAACTCATTATTAAGCCAACGGAGTTATGTAATTTTAAATGCACTTTTTGTTCTTCTACCCGTATCGCTGCTCATAAATCCGACTTATTATCTCATGATTATATCTTTCGTTTTTTAAAACGTTTTCCGCAGACTAAAACAATTATTGTTAATGGAGGAGACCCTTTAATGGTTGATCCTTCTTATTACTGGAAAATTATTGAGTATTTAGATAATTATAATTTATCTACTTCTATTGCTTTAACTACAAATCTGTGGCCGTTTTATAAAAACCCTAAGAAGTGGGTATCATTGTTTGATAATGAACGAGTAGGAGTTACTACTTCTTTTAATTATGGAGATGGCAGGCTTAAAGGAGATTATAGTTTATTTACTGAAAGTGATTTTTGGTATTGCTCCGATGCTATGTTGGAATATGTTGGATACCGTCCGGACTTTATATCTGTTATTACTAAGGGTAATGAGCAGTTCGCTGTTAAAAATGTAGAGTTGGCACGAAAAATGAGTAATTTTGAGGAGCCACAGGGAACTTTACATAATTATAATAGATCAGAAAAAGTTGGAGTTGAGTGTAAATTAAACTACGCTATGGCTTCTGGAGATCAAAAAGATCCTTATTTGTTATCTAAAATTTATGAAATTTATTTAGAAGTTTACAACGAAGGACTGGCTCCTTGGGAATTTAACACTAAACAGATGATGACAAGGCTCAGTATTGGAAACACTTCTTGTCCTCAATGCCGCAACTGCGACGAGGGAATTAGAGCTTTTAATCCAAGCGGAGATTACTATTCTTGCGGTGCTTTTGGAGATGATCAGGATGAGTCTATAAGTTTTAAAAAAGAAATGGAAGGGCAGTTTTTTACTCCGCTTCAAGATAATCCAGATTTGGTAAGTCTAAAAAATGAGTGTTTTACTTGTCCTATGTTTAGTATTTGTAATGGTTGTAGGAAAACTGTTAAAGACTTAAAAGAGGCTGATGTTGTAGAGCAACACTGTGTTAAGATGAAGAGAATAGCTTCCGATATTATGAGGATAAATAAACTGAATTAATGCTAGAAGATTTTGAAATGTGGAAAGCAGTTAGGCATAGACGTTATCATACTCCTCTTTTGTCTAAAGGTTTTTTACGCTTTAATGATAAGGAATCTTTTAAGTATTTAGAGAATTTTAACATTACCTGGGTCGATACCGATGGTTTTAAAGTTTGTGCTAAAAATGAGAGGTTATTAAACTCTCTTGTAAAAACTCATCGGTACGTAGGTAAAAAATATATTAAGAAACATTTTGGTAAATACTATTTAGGCGATAATGATGGATTTGTTAATGGCGTAGATCCTGGAACTGATGTGTGGCACAGTGATACTAAAGAAGGTTCTAATATAGCAGTTCTTTTATACTTTAGTAATATGAGTAAAAAAACTGGTGGAGCGTTACAAATAAGAAATGCATTTACTAAAGAAGAGATGGGGTGTATTTACC